AGTGGAGGATCTAATTTCTTGGTAAGTGGTTCAAATAATACTGGAGGTGTTGTGTCTCCTGGAGGCACTGGTGGATCACATAATCACCCGTTTAGTGGTAATATAAATTTTACTGCAACTGGTAGTGGTTCTGTTGATTTAAGACTACAATATATTGACGTTATTCTCTGCTCTTTTGATTGATATGGCAAGACTAACTTCTACTGGAATTTTATTTAACATTGCAGATACAGCAAATTCTATTAATAGTTTTTACTGGATATATCCTGCTGGGACTATAAAGGTATTTTATCAAGCAACTGCACCTACAGGATGGACAAGACTTTCTACCCAAAATAATAAAGCACTAAGAGTTGTTTCTGGGACTGGTGGTGGATCTGGTGGTGCAGTAAATTTTACAACGGTATTATCCTCAACGAGTGGTAACTTTTCTGTAAATGTTAACAGTACATTTCCAGTTGGATTAGCACCCACTACAGTTCAAAATGTTGGTAATACTACGTTAGCATTATCACAATTACCAGATCATACTCACGTAGGATTAACAGGAGGACTTGGAGGTTCTGGTGCAACTCCATTTAGTTTTGGTGGTTCTTTTCTTGTTTCTGGAACAAGTGGAACTGGTGGAATGAATGAAAATTCTGGAGGTGGGTCTCATACTCACCCATTTAGTGGATCTGCATCTATGAATGAAACTAGGGCATATTCGTTAAATTTAGCAGTTCAATATGTAGATACTATAATTTGCTCATTAAACTAAATATGTTATAATACAATTACTATTTTGACTTAATTATGGCTCAAATTAAACCTGGAAACTTTTGCCCCCTAATTCAATCAGATTGTAAGGGACTTGAATGTTCTTGGTATACTCAAATAAGAGGTTCTAATCCAAATACAGGTGAACCTGTGGATGAATGGGCATGTGCAATTAATTGGTTGCCAATGTTGATGATTGAAAATTCTCAACAACAACGCTCAACTGGTGCAGCAGTTGAATCGTTTAGGAATGAAATGGTTAAAGCAAATGAAAGTAATATTAATGTTTTGTCTGCTGCTGCTCAAATGCTACAACATGCAAGAGAGAGTAAAGTTCTAACTGCTAACGTACAAGAGGTAACAGAATAATGAAAAAATTTACATTAATTGAACAGGATCGATACATTGGTATTGATGATGTTGGTATCTTCTTTGATGGAGATAAATGGCCTTTTGTCGATATAGAACATCTTTGGGCGATTCAATGGAGGGATGATGGCACAGAGGATGGTAATGGGTGGATTGAATATGATTCGCCCGTTCCTAATACTCCATGCACTCGTAAAGACCTCAAACAGTATGTTGAGCATTTTGATGCTGAGTATGAGCGTCAAATGATTATAAAGAGAGAAAGAGAGGAAGAAGAAGGTAAAAAAGTTCTTTCTTGGCAAGATGCTATGAAAGAATTGGAAGAGCAAATGGAGGAAATGCAAAAGAGGCATGAAGAAAACATTGAGTCTATGAAGGAAGACCATGATTATCAAATACAAAAAGTTCATGAACGTGTAGCAGAAGCACACGAGAATCTCTTTTACTCTTCAAATACCCTTCAAGATAACATTGAGGAGAGTAAGACTGCATTTCAGTCCGAGCGTGGATATGATAATATCACGATTTTTGATGGTAGTGTAGATCCATCTCTATTTGATGATTCTGTAGATGAATCATTCTTTGATGATAAAGGAACGGAATCTTTGCTTGGTACTTACGATATTCAAACAAAACCAGATGATATAATTAAAGACTTTTCAAATATTGACTTAAGTGTACTGGATAGTGAATTTAATCTTGAGTTATTATTTGAAGAAGATCCAACCGAGCAAGTTGTAAATGAAATTGAAGAACTGATTGAAGAAGTTGAAAATGAGGAGGATTCCACTACTAAATGATCTCTAAATTATTTGAGGACAACTATGTTGTTGTCCCTAATTTTATATCATCGGAAAAAGCAAAACAATTAGCAGAAGAATTTAAAGAATATGCAGATACTTATGACTTGAAAGATGATTCTCAAGTATCTGGATGTAAAAGTAAATATGATTATATTTCTTTTGTAGAGTTATTGTGTGAAAAAACAACCACAGTGTCTCAGTTAATTGGAGAGACTGTGGTTCCCACGTATTCTTATGCTAGAATTTATCAACACGGTAATGAATTAAAACCCCATATTGACAAGTCTCATTGTGAGATATCTTTAACTATTAATTTAGATTGCGATCAACCGTGGGCAATATGGATTGAGACTCCTAAAAAGGTTAAAAAGGAAGTTATCTTGAATCCTGGAGATGCAATGTTGTATCTGGGAATAGAAGGTCCTCATTGGAGAGAACCATTTAAGGGAACTTATTGTAATCAAGTATTTTTGCATTATGTGAGAAGTCGTGGTCCTTATTTTTCTAGTTATTTTGATAAAGACCATAGAATAACCGAAGATGCGATTAAACCAGTTGAAACTAAACCAGTTGTGACAAAAAGTTTGAATAGTCTTGCAAGTTATATCAAAATTTATGATGACATTCTTACAAAGGAAGAGTGTGATTATATCATATCAGAATATAAAGATGCAGCAGAGTGGAGAACATCTGAGATAGGTGTTAATGGTAATCAAAATACTTCTGTTAGGAACTGCGATATTATTAACATATCTCTTGGTCATGTAATTGCTTCAAATCAAGATGTGAGGAAGAAAATAGATGATATTCTTTTTAACAAGTCTGCAGATGCAGCAAAAAAGTATATTGTAGACTTCCCAGATTGTTTTTTACAGTCCGATAGTGGATATGACCTTTTAAGATATCAAGAGGGTGGATATTATATTCAACACACTGATAGTTTTAAAACACAACCAAGAACGATTTCAATGTCATTTAATTTAAATGATGACTATGTTGGTGGTGAATTTGCATTCTTTGATAGAGAAATGCAAATTAGAACAAGACCAGGGTCTGTAATTGTATTCCCATCAAACTTTATGTACCCTCATGAGGTTATGCCTGTCGTCAAAGGAACACGTTATTCAATTGTTACTTGGTTTACTTGACATGGGTTGTACTTGCTGATATATTATCAATAGTTGTTACTTAATTCTATGGCACTCTCTCAATCTGTTGAAACAAGTTTGAAGGAAGCAGAATCTTCTCTTCGTAATGCTCTGTCTTATGCTGCTCGTCAGGAACGTCCAGTGGTTTGTAATGCAATCTCAAAGTTAATTGTAGATATTGACCATATCATGAGTTTTGATGGTCTTCTAGATAAATTGGAGCAGAGAATGGAAGGTGATAAGGGAACGTGGGGACCCTTTGGTTCGTAAAGATATGTTACAACACTCTAAAGATAATATTAAGAAATAACACTTTATGGTTAAATATTGTTAGAATATGCTGACAAATTACGGGAGCACCCCAGCATGACATTTTCTTCTAAGGACAACAAACTCACTGACGCCGAATGGCAGGAGATGATCGCTCTTAGAAATGCAATCAATACTAATCCAGCTACAGTTCATCCAGAAAAAATGGAACAATTTACGGAATATCTTGTTCGTAGTATGAGGGAGATGGGGGCATAAGATTATAGATAATATATCTTATCTCAGCTAAAATGGATTCTGATTTACTTGAATTATACAAAAAAGGTATAAAAACAAAAGAAGATATAGATATAGACTACAAAAGCAGACTAGAAGAAAAGAGTCGTGTTAAAAACATGATTCTTCTTAAAACTGGTCTGCTTTGTCTTAAGTTGACTGAAGATTATTTTAGGGAAACTCGTTATATTTTAAGTAGAAGAGAGTTAAGTGAGGGTGAAACAATAGAAATTAAATATAAAAGAAGAGAACTTGATAATAACTTAGATATTGGATCTTTTGTAATAGATGATGATAATAAAAAGTATTATAGAGTTCTTCAATTAACTGATACTGATACTCCAAAGACACATTGTTTTATTGACATGAATACTGGTATTGTTTACAAACCACGTAACTCTACGTCTGCAAATAAAAAACTTGCATGGGATATTGATGAGTGCATTAGAGTAGCAGATTGGAGAGGATATTACCTAAATGAAGATCCAAAAATAGGAGAATAAATCTATGGGAATGTTTGACACAATTAAAAGCTCTTACGATCTTGGTCCAGGATATCAAAAAGAATTGCAAACAAAAGACCTAGATTCTCTAATGAATCAATATTGGATTGATCCATTGGGTAGATTATTTTTGATTGACGATTCACATACTGCTGATTTTGTTGAATTAAAAGAAGGTGATGATGGATATAATCCTGATAGATTATTTTTAAACTTTATTTGGGTTCCAAATGGAATTCATGGTAAAGTTAGACCAGTTTATCACTATGGTGTTGTAGAGGTATATCCTTCTGTATGGGATTGCAAATATTCACCCTATCCAAGTTGCAAAATATTTTTTAGGTATGGTATTATAGAAGAAGTAGTTCATAATACGGAACGTTTTGAGAAAGTAAGATATGCATAGTACACTAGTAAGAGGAACCGCACCAAAGAAAAACCGAACCACCATGAACTGGTGGGAATATTGGATTGGACATTGTTGGATGACAGGATGGCAAAGTATTCGTGGAGCATTCCGAATCTGGGCAGACCTTATGACTTCCAACTATACCGATTATGCTTTGCCAAGAACCGTAGAAGACCCAGAACAAGAATGTCTTGAATGGTTTTGGACATCTCTTGGTGAAGATGATACATATCCAAAAGAGTTTCTTGAACATCTAATGCAAATGGTAGATGATATTGAGACTGGAAAAGAAAAACTTATTCCATTAGATGAAGACTTTTTTAATAGATTAAAGGACCTTACTGAAGACGTGGAGTTGGACGATGAACTTAATTAAATTTAATTATAGAGAGGATTTTGGACATGATTGGTATGTACAAATTCTAAACACTGGAAGACACTTTCCAAAATTTATTAAAAACTATTCATTGATTCAGTTGTCAATCAGTTGGAATGATTCTTCTGGATGGCCTTATTTTCAAATTTGTTTTGGTTCTAATGGTTTTTTTAGCATTCTATTTTGGGTGCATAAATTTGGATTTGATCTTGATATACTATCACGCACTTGGAATTTTGAATGTTTGGAGAAATTGGATGAAGAATTTACCAGATAAACTACAACTGGATATAATGTGGACTGTTGCCACATCAACCAGTATTGAAACTGGCACAAGACCCCATTACGGGTTTGCCGACCTGCTGTATGATTACCTCACAGACAACCTCAAAAACAAATACGGAGTTGAACTTTACGATGGACCTCAAAGAGAAGAAGGCACTACTCAAGAAACTTGAGACTGCTTACAATACTTGTTTTGATTGTGGGAAGAAGTATGGAGTATATTCTGTAGGATGCTCCTCTGTTTATGAAGCAAAATGTGGTGTATGTGGTGAAACCAAACCTATCACTGAAACCCGTGACTTTGCTTACTTTGTTACTGGTATTCGCAAACTGAAACTGGAGATTCAAAATGAGAAGAGTAACAGTCAGACCCAAAAGCAAGAAGGCTAAAAACCGCCTTGCGAATATGATGGACAACAATCCTATCTGCATTGTAGAGCAGGACAAAGGTGATGGTATGATGTTTCTTGCATCAGAGAACCAGAAATACTTTTTCTGGGTGAATATTAACGATTTTTGGGAATGTGATTGGGAGGTTATTTAATGTCTACTACTGCATCGCGGGATACTACCACTGGCACAACATATGAAAAAGAAATTGAAAGTTTATTGGAGCAATACACTAGTCATGAATTTCAATCACAAGTTAATGTTGGTCTGAAGCGTAATGGTGGCAAGCATTATGTAGATATACTCCTTAATGGAGATATATTGTTGAGTCTCAAGTATCAACGTGTTCAAGGAACTGCTGAAGAAAAGGTTCCTTTTGAAATTATGAAATTGCATCACACTTGTGTTGATTATGGATATGACTCTGCTATTCTTGTTCTTGCTGGTCCCGATAAAGCTTGGAAGTGGAAGGATTATTATTTGGGTGAACAGTTTCAAAGTGATATGAAGAAGATTTACCCAACTGTACGCATTATTTCACACGAACAATTTGTTGAGGAATTTCTCTGTGACTAATAAACCATTTTTAAAATGGGCAGGTAGCAAGTATCGTGTTCTGCCTCATATCTTGCCGTTGATTGGTTCTCCCAAACAATACATTGAACCATTCTCTGGTTCAATGGCAGTTGCACTTAACGTAGCATCTGATTGTATGGTGTTGAATGATTTTAATAGTGATTTGATTTCTCTTTATCGTTATGTAATGAATGACGAAGAGTTTGTTGATGATTGTGAGAAAGTGTGTGCTGATAGCAATAACCAAGAAGTTTTTTATCAGTATCGTGATATTTTCAATACAACCTCAGATTCTCGTCATAAAGCGATTTTATTCATCTATTTGAATCGTCATTGTTTTAATGGGTTGACTCGTTATAACAAAAAGGGACAGTTCAATGTTCCTTTTGGTAAGTATAGTTCTCCATACTTCCCCCGTAAAGAAATGGAAAACTTCAAAGAAGTATTCAAGCAAAATCAATCTGTTCGTATGACTGCATATGACTTTGCTGCAGATGAATTGTATCAAAATATAGATTCCAACACAGTGGTCTATTTTGATCCACCATATCTGCCTATTAATGATACTGCATACTTCACTGATTATGCATCATGTGGTTTTAATTATGCTGATCAAGTTCGTTTGCGTGATTTAGTTCTAAATCTTGCTAATCGTGGTGCTCGTGTTATTGTTAGCAATCATGACACTCCAGCAGCACGGGAATTATATTCCTCAGCATCTCTAACGACTATTGATGTTTCTAGAACAATTGCTGCAAACAAAAACTCAAGAGAAAAAGTTAAGGAATTGCTTGCTGTCTGGAACAGTTGATAAACTGTCCACTGGTGCCACATCAATTAAATTTATGGTTTATAATAACTTCGGTCCAAACACATGTTTGACTGAATTTATGCTCTCTACTATCGAGGAAAATTGTTAATGAAAACTTCTACTGCTCTTGGTGTTGCTTTTGGTGTAATTGTCCTTGCTGTTGCGGGACTATTCTTTGAAGCATGGTTGCTTGGATTGATTCTGTCTTGGTTTGGTGTATCCTTGTCCTTCTGGCAGAACTTTGCTATCATCTTCCTTGCTAATCTTATTTTTAAATCTAACGTTTCTACAAAATGACTAATCGTAATTCTGGTTCTATTGACCCCGCTGTTGCTTGGATTGTGCTTGGTGTGGGTGTGTTTGCTGCCATCGTATTCATCGGGGGTCCTCAATACAACGTGTGGCAACAATCGCTAGCTGGTAAAGCAGAACTCCAGAAGGCAGAATACACTCGTCAGGTAGCAGTTCTTGAGGCACAAGCAAAGAAAGATAGTGCCCAACAACTTGCTGAGGCAGAGGTTATTCGTGCTGGTGGTGTTGCTAAAGCAAACCAAATCATCGGTGATTCGCTGAAAGACAACCGTGAGTATCTTCAGTATCTGTATATCACTGGATTGGAAGAAGGTTCTAACAAAGGTAACGTAACTGTTTATGTGCCAACTGAAGGTGGTATGCCTGTTCCTACTCTTCAAATGAACAAATGATGAAACCTAAGTTCCGTGTTATCTTGGAACAGGCAATTGATGAAGGTGTTCGTTACGGTTATCGTCACGCACACAAACATGTAGAAAATCCAACTGAAGAATCAATCTGTGAACATATTGAGGAGCAGGTTATGTCTTCAATCTATGAATACTTTGACTTTGATGAAACCACTACCTGATAAGAAAGAACTGGATATAATGTGGACTGTTGCCACATCAACCAGTATTGAAACTGGCACAAGACCCCAGTACGGGTTCGCCCAGATGCTGTATGATTACATCACAGACAAAAAACCTCTTGTTGAACTCAATTATGACCTACAAAGCAACCCTGAAAGTTCAGTTTGATTCTGAATGGACTTCCACCAATTACAGTAGTGGTTTTGATGATACAGTGCTCCCCGAAGAGCATTATACTTTTCAGGTTCCTGCCGAAGACCTTAACATTTATCAACTGTTTCGCTTCTTCGCAACTGTTGCCCGTGCAATGGGTCACAGTGAAATCAACATTATGAAAGGTGGTTGTGGTCTTGCATTTGGTGAAGAGAGAAGTCAAGAAGATATGCGTAAGGTTGCCGATGAGTTTGAACTGACTTTGGGTGAGGACTTGAAGAAGAAGTTTGATGATATGCGAGAAGCAGAAGCAGAGTGGGCACGACTTAAAAAAGGCCCTATGGGAACTGTCCTGACTGATGAGAAAGATCAATGCGTCGAGTAACAGTCAAACCCAAAAGCAGCAAAGCGAAGAATCGTCTTGCTAATACTATGGACAACAATCCTGTTTGTATTGTAGAGCAGGATACTGGCGGTGAATTGTTTCTTGCTTCCGAAAATCGTAAATACTTTTTCTGGGTTAGCACTCGTATTGGTGTTAATCGTTTCGGTGACAAATCTGACGCACATTGGGAGGTTGTTGAATGAGTTTTTCTAAGACTGTTTCTGTTTTTGCTGCACTTGCAAGTATTTTTGCTGCTGGTGCTACTGGTTGGAAACTAGCAGATTCTCAAAAAGAAGTTCCTTTGAGTCCATTAGATCAAAAGGTTATGGAACTGGAGAAGAAACTTAAAGAAGTACAAGAACCACAAGTTGCTCCACCACCAATTAATCTTCCAGCACCTATCGTTCAACCAACATCACTTCCCGCTCCAACACCACCTCCTCCCGTTCCCGAAAATGCCACTCCTTGACACTCTTGAATACTTCATTGATGATACTCAAGCATATCTTTCTGATATTGAATGGGAAATCCGTGAAGAAACCAACTATGATGATGAAGGACATCAAGAACGAATGGATGACTTCTGTGAGCAGTATGATGAACACAAAGCACGATTAGAAGATCTCAAAACTATCAAATCTATTATTGAAGCACAACAATGACTTACGACGAACTCTATGGTTACATCGTCAAGTATGTTGCCGATCCGCATACTACCATCACAGAGCACGATCATCGTCGCACCTGCTTGATTCTTAGTGCATTCATGGAGTTTATTCTTGACTGCCAAGAAGAAGGTGTGGATGCGAATACCATTGATATCACTGATTTTATTCACGAAAAACTTGACATTCTGGAGGGTAAGAAATGAGCGGCGGGCACTTTGGAGATTGTGGTTACGATTACTACAAGGTGGGACAATTTGCTGATGAGTTGGAAGAAGAAATTCTCAACAACGGTAAGGAGAGAAATGAGGACCGAACTTATGGTTATGAGTGGTATCCTAACCACGAACCAGAAGTGATTGAGTATCTGAAAGAACAACTGCCAAAGATGCGTAAGATGTCAGAGATTATGAGGCATATTGATTATCTTTATAGTGGTGATCACGGTGATGATACTTTTATGGAACGGGTTCAGGAAGTAGAGGAGAAATACAAGGACACTTGAAGAACTGGTACAAGGGCATCTCCATAGGTGCCCTTTTTGCCGTATAATGACTTCATACACAACAAACCGATGACCCCTATCAACAAACAACACTGGGATGATCTTTATGCTCGTCTACATGATGCTTATGTGGAGTGTATGAAGCACAATAATCCCACATATGAACAGAAGATTGCCATGGTCTTAGACCACATGATTAAAAACAAAAAGTATTTGTATATTCGATGATCAGAGCAATCCTAAATCAGTTCCCTGCTCGCTATGGAACTTATTTTGCTGAAGGTAACAAAATCCGCCGAACATTCTCAAATGGATTTAGTTACATTGTAGAGGAATGTAACTCACCAGAAGAAGCACAACGCATCGTAAGTGACCTCAACTATCTTACAGGTAAATGACTGACGCACAAAAGATTGATGCACTCGTTGATCTTCTTGGTGAGGTGATGCACACTCTGGATATGAAACAATACCATATTGATGATCCAACTGAATCTCATCAATGTGAGGTTGAAGCAGATGCCTACCATCAACAAATGCTCTCTATTCTTCATTCCAATGACTAAAACCTATCCCTACCTCAAATACATTCCACATTTTGTTGCAATTCGGTTGATTGTGCTTGGTCCGTTTGCGATTGCACAAGCAACGGCAGAGTTTATTTCCAACTCTCTGGATAAAGTATGTCATAAGATTGATAAATTTCTCCCATCACCTTATATTGAAAAGCAAGTAGAATGGGATCAGTTGCCCAAACGAAATCAAGAGGCGATTGAACAACTTGCAAAAGCACGGGACACTACCAAAGAACGAATTCTCATTCAAACTGTGAAACCATGACTAAATCATTACCACAAAAAACACACGCAGAGACGCTAATCAAGGTCACAGAAGAATACACTCTACGACCCAAAACAGGTGATCGTGCTCGTGTATGTATTGCTACTCTTCAGTATCTGCTGGATAACCTTGCTTATGAGCACGAAAGTTGTGATGAGGAGGACTGTGGTTATTCTGGAACTTATGTAGATGCTGACGACATCAACCATCTCATTTACCAACTGCAAAAACTGAAATGAACTACCTCTGCCTTGTTGATGGTGTCGTAGAATACGGCAGCACAGACCTCAACGACTTCAACCATTATCGTATGGTGTATTACGAAGACCACAAAGATGCTAAAAATGTAGAGTATCTTGTGCTGACTGCTGAAGCATACGACGAAATGTTCCCTTGTGAGGATGAAGAATGACTAAAATCCAACTCAAAGCAATCACAGTTACATACACCAGAACTCTCACAGTTGCTCCCACAACTGAAATGTTTGAAGACTGGGAGGATTATCCAGACCAAGAAGGATTTGAGAGTTTAGTGCTTAATGAATTGTTTGATAAAATCCATTATGAGATGGGAGGACCTGCAAATCCTATGCCTTACACTAATGTAGAGCAGTTTGA